TCTGGCAAATCCTATAGAATTAGTTATTGTAGTTCCATTTCCAATTGCATTATAAATTTCATTAAAATTACTATTAATTTTAATGGCACCTTGTAATAATGAATCCCCAGTGCCATCATTTGGGGAAGAACCTGTATTTATCCCTAATTTCGCCATTATACACTAGATGTTTATTTTTATTTATGGTTTAATTTGAAGACATCTTTGTTGTAGATGAATCAAAACTAAATATAGGACTATCAAAATAAGATGAAATTCCAGGATAACTAAATCCAGAGTCAAAGACGGTGTTTACGCCAACAGATGCTGTTCCATCTGCTTTAACAACACTATAAAATAGTTTTTGTCCTGATTGGAAATTATTATTTTTCAGTTTAAACTTATCATTAGATAAATCAATTACAGATGCATCATTTCCTTGGAATTCTCTATAAAATAGAGGAGTTCCTCTGTTTTTCAACTTGAATGTTGTAAGTCCAACTATTTGTCCACCAGTAGTTGTTGTAAATCCAGTAAATTGTCCACTAATATCATCAATAGGTATAACTTTATTTGTTCTACTTAAAATGTATGACTTCAAACTAACACCAGTCGGGAAGAACATCCTTTCTATTGAACCGTCTGGAAGGAGTTCATCTTCAGTGACCATGCTAAAATTGTAACGATTATACATCGATTCAACACTATCAACATTAATTAATACATTCAATGATGAATCTCCAACACCAACTTTCATATTATTGGATGCTTTTCCGATAATATCCAAATCAGAAAATTCCTTAAATCCTGCTGGATGAACCAAAGACCTTACTGGTTCTTTCCAAATGTCATATGGAATTTGTGATTTAATAGCATAGGAGAACTTTTGATAGTAATTATTATCAGAAATTCTTTGCTGGAAGTCATTGAGGTAACCAATTTTATCGGTAAAATCATTTATTTTTTCTCTGGTTACATTCAGAGAAGAGATTAGATTAAATTGATTTACATTTTCTATAACTCCATTCAAAAGAGACCTAGTGCCAAGAAGTCTATTTCCTACTTCTAACTCTCCTTTAGAGTCGATTAGTCTTAGTTGATTTATTGCATTATCCCATCCACTTTCCATGACAACTGCAGAGAAAACTGCAACTCCATTGGAATCATAACCAATAACATTTTCACCAGACAAATATCCCAAATCATCAGCAAGTTTCATCTCAAACTTTGCTATATCTTTTTCATTTATTACAAATCCATAATTATTATCTGTTGTATATTCCCCAAGATTACTTGATATACCATTCATACTATAAGTTATAGTATAATTTGTTGTGCTTATTCCAGTTAATGTGAATAAAGTATATCCATGATTGGAAGAATTATAATTATTTTTTTGCCCTGGATTTGTTATTCTGCAGTTTTCTACAAAAACCTTATCACCTACTTTAAATGGAAATACAACATTCTGAGTTCCATATTGACCAGTAATTAGTGGATAAACTTGGTTATCACTGTTTACTAATTCCAAAGTCACTTCATTTGTTGATGGATTATAAGCAATATCGTCAATATCGTAACCATTGGAGTTTCTTGTTGCAAAAACTTGCAATGGAGATGATAAATTGGTAACGTTCTCTAAAACATCAACAGAAGATACTGTTCCTCCTTGAATATTTGCTCTTAATTTAATTCTATCATTACCAATTACCGTTAATGATGGGGCAATGTTATACCCTTTTCCACCAGTAACAATTCCAATATAATCTACTCTAGATATATTCTTTACCTGGCATACTGTTGGTACACTTAGGACTGGTTTTAATGTTGGGTCTGTTGGGTAATCAAATCCATCTTTAACTCTTTCAATATAATCGATTTTACCAATTGTACTTGATGCTGCTTTCAATATTGCATCTTTTCCATTTAATGTATCAATTGATACAATAGAAGGTATCTTTTTGTATCCTTTTCCACCAAAATTTAACTTTATTTTTGATATTGGACCACTAGTATTTTTTGAATCAGTATCATAAAAAATAGTAGTTATTCCAGAATTAGTACTATATGAAAAATATTCTGGTTTTTGGTTTAAAATAAACTTAAATGAAGTTGTGCCAGTAGAAACTATTGGATAATTTTCACTATACACACTTGGATTGAGTGTAATTTTGTTATATCCTACTACTTCTTTATCTATGGAAATCTGATATTTTTCAAGAATATTTGGTGATACTGGAATTAAATTATAGAATAATGTATTTGTAATACTTTTATCCGAAGTATCAATTACTAATCTTGCCCCAGATACACCAGCATCTATTGCACTTCTGGTATACTTATAAGATTCAACTTCAATTAAAATATTTCCATCTTTGTATAACTTTAAATCCATTCCAGATAAAGAAGAATCTGATAAATCAAATTCAATAAAATTACCTTTAGTTGCTTGTAGAGGAGGATTTATAAGTGCAATTGCTTGAACACCACTTCCTTGAGATGTGAATGGTATATTTAATCCAGACTTTGCACTAACATAAAATTCTGATAGTTTAATATAATCTGGTTTTTGTTTAATTACATAATATGTTTGGTTGTGAGTTAATCCACCAATTGTACTATTTCCGTTATTATAATATACAATTTTATCCCCAGTAGAATATGTATTTCCTGGTAGATATATCTCAGATGTTGCAGTGCTAATAGCAACTGAAGTATCAAAGGTTTTTAATTCAGTAGTAATTTTTCTGATATTTGTATCATATCTAAGTTTAAATCTATCTGTTAATCTTGGGAGAAGATTAAAACTAATTTTGTCTAAATTGCTCAATCCATGAGTTTCTAATGTTTCTACATTGAGACTAAAGTTTTCTACCTTTCCTAATATCTTTTCATATGTTGTTGTCAATGAGTGAGCAAGACCAGTTACTGAAATATCATCAAAAAGGTATAAAGAATTTAAAGAAGAACCTATTCCAGAAGATGTAGTATATCCAACTGTTGATATTCCAATATAATCTTGTCCCCTGTTTATAATATAAACATTTTGATTATCTTGTAATCTAAACGAATCTCCCTGAGTAATTGTATTTGATACAAGAATACCAGTTCCTGCTATTCCAACATTATATTTTACCAATTGACCAGTATGGAAACTATGGTCTTTAATGTAAATAGACCTGCTAGGAACATTTAGATTTGTTTGATCTGGTAATGTATAATTTGTTCCAGTTGAACCAAATCCAACAAATGTTTTGGGATTAAAGTACGTTACAGAGTTGTTCTTTACAACAAATTTTTGCTCTGGAACAGAGAATACGAATTTTCTTGGAAGAAGTTTAACAGAATCAATTCCAACTGTATGAACACCAGTATTCTGTAATCTATCAACATTTAATTGTGATTTTTCTGGGAAAATATTAGTGATTTTTAAAATTTCATTTCCTATAGAAACAAAATCATCTACCTCAAAACCAGAAACATCGTTTACCAAAATAGATGTAGATTCACCAGTTACTTGTAGTACATCTATATCTGTTGATATGCCAACTGTTTTTTGAGAAACAAAAATATCTTTAATTCCTTCCAAATATGAATAATTTGAATTAGAAATAGCAGATATTGTTATTTTGTCTCCAGTAAGTAAACCATGTGCTTCCTGTGTAATTCCAACAACATTATTTCCATAAGTGTAAAAACTAACATCTAAGCATGTTTTCACACCAACATTTATGTTCTTTATTGGTTTTCCTTTGATTCTGGATACTGCAGCAGATGCACCTGAACCATTAGTTCCACTATTATTGAATACTATATTATCACCAACTTTATAGTCACTTCCTGGTGAATAGATTTGAATTTCATCAATTGAAGATGATAATGTTTTTGTTACTGTAAACTCTTGCTTATACTTCTTATCAGTATTGCTAATCAAATCATAATTAGAATTTCCAGAATTTACATAATATGGTCCAATATTTCTAATTAGATTTAAATTGTTTAAATCGATATCTTGATTGAATCTGGATGAATAGTTTTCTGGTATTACATAGTCTCTAAAATAGTTTCCGATAATGTATGGGAATTCTGGCACAGAAATTGCACTATTATCAATTGTTGCAAAATATGCATAAATTCCATCTGGAAAATCTGGGGTTTTACAAAATCTACCATTATGCTCATCCAAATCTCCAATTGCTCTATCATAATAAAAATCTTGAGCAAAGAATCCATCTGGTAAATTTGGTCGAAGATTTTTATTTGGTTCTACTCTCTTTGTGTAACTAGACCTGATTTTTTGAATTTGAGATCCAACTTGACCATATGGACCATAAATTGGATTTCCATCATATGCCCAACCAATTATAGGAGAATGAACAGAGTCAGGTGATTCTCTATTAGAATCATCAATGTGGTCTTTAATTGTTTTTCTTAGAAGACGTGGAGCATAGAAATTAACTGGTTGCAATCCAAAATCTTTATTCTTACTTGGAACAATGAATGCCTCATCTTGAACTTCTAATAACTTTTTATTCTTTTCTACCTGGTTTATCTTCCATTCAAAAATGTCAGCAATAAACTTAGCATCTATTCCTCTTCTTTTTATTGTAATTGATGTAGTATCTTTATCGTAACCAATTCCACCATTTGCTATATTCACTGCAACTATTCTACCATTTTCAATTACTGGTCTAATATCTGCAAAACTACCTCTTCCATTAACGATAATGTCAATTCCTTTATCATAACCAGAACCATAACTTAAAAACTGAATATCAACTATGGTTCCATTTAAAACAATTGGTTTTAAAAGTGCTTCGGAAATCAGTGGTTTTATTCTTACATCTGGTCTTCTATGGAAATTGACGATATTAGAAACACCATAACCTACACCACTATTTTCTAAAAATACACTTTCTATAGAACCAAGAACAATAGGTTCAAATTGGGGTTCAATTATACTTGTTGCTCCAATTCCAGATAATGTTTCAACAACAAGTCTTATTGGTGGATATGAAAATGTATGAGTTCCTGTTCCTAAAGAATTGAACTTTACATATCTTTTATTTTCATAATTAACATCAAAAAACTGTGTTCCAATACCAATTGAAGAAAGTTTAAATGTATCACTATCTAAAACTGTTACAACATATTCAGAAGTAGTTGAAAGACCACTTATTACTGTTCCTGTTGTTGAATATCTTAAAACATCTCTATCCTTTAATCTATGATTTTTAGCAAATACGTAATGGTCAAATGTGTTTACACCATTAGTTTTTCCATCAAATGCTAAAGTTGATGGAATTTTAATAGTTCTATTGGAATAACCAGAACCAGAGTTCTTTACACGAACTTCAGTAATTGTATTTTTTGATTTTAATGTTATAAATGAATGGAATCCAGAACTAATACCAACTAAATTTATCTCATTAGTTTTTTTAAGTGCGTCTTCAAGTCTTTCATATAATTTAATTTGTGTTGGACTTACTACTCCAGCATAATAATTTGCATTTGTTTTCAGTGGAGTAATTTGAGCGTTGAAATTAGAATTGTATGAAATTTCTTCCCCATCATCAAAATTATGCTTTTGTGAGAAAATTATAGTGTTTGTGGTTGGATTTACTCCAGATCCATCACCTTTGAAACCTGCATTTATTTTTGATTTAACTAAATTTGGTTCTACTACTGCCCCAGTTCCATTTCCACCAACTAAAGTAATTTTAGGTTTAATTTGATAACCAACACCAGGAGTAACAATTTTTACTTCGGAAAGACCACCAACAATATTAACGTATCCTTTAGCATCCTTTCCAGATACATCAGTAATTTCTAATTCTGGAGGATTGATGACATCATACCCTTTTCCTTGATTAGTTACAGTTACACCGTCTAATTTTCCATAGTAAATGTTTTCATCAAATAATGTTGGTGAATAAATTTCAGTACCATTTACTAAAATACCAATCTGTCTATTATTGGTTGTTCTGTCTGCAACTTGTTTTAGTGTGCTATCACCTTTAACATAATTGAATTTTTTAAATAATTTTTGATTTAATACTGATTTATTTTCATAATCAAGTTTAACAAAAGAGTCTGAAGTTATGGTTCTGTCAAAATTAACATAAACACCAGAATATAAGTCACTCTTACTTAAGGATAATTTAATTTGTTTACTATCTTTATTGTCTCCAACTGCAGTGACATGATAAATACCTGTCTTAATTCCAGAATTAGAATCTGGGAAATAATAAATTTTTTCTCCAGTGTAGAAATTATGAACAATATCTGTTTCCAATACATCTGTTCTTCCTGCTCCAGAGGAAGTAGATGTGTTTATTCTTTGATTTTTTGCATATAGTGGATAGTTGGGTATTCCAGAAGCAGCAACATAGAATGAGGTATAGGAATCATTAATATAAGTATTTTGAATTGCTACTGGAATATTGTTTACTGATGGGGTGTGATTTCTATCACTTGAACCAAGAATGATAACTTCTTTTAATAAAGTTTTTTTAGTTGCATCAAGATTGCTTGAAACTTCAACAGTATTCTTTGAAATTATGTTTACTACCTCACCATCAATTTCTTGGTCATTAGAAACATCTGGATTTATTAACCTTACTTTTTGTCCAACATAAAGTTTTACATTATCATAAAAAACAATAGTATATATTTTTCCACTAGTATCACCTGATTTTGCTATAGATTTAATTTTATGATTAGTTGTTACATTATACAACCAACTATAAAACTCTGGTCTATCACTCAATTCTGCACCAAATGATGATAATGCAATTTTATCATTAACAAATAGATTAGATGTATTTTGATATTGAACTTCACCTATAACATTAATTAATCTAAATTCTATCTTTTCATTGTTTTTATCATAAGTGTAAACAAAATTTGATTCAAAAACTTCATCTCCATACTTTAATCCAACAATTATCCCAGAAACTCCCAAAAATTGAGTATTGGTTTTATCTGTATAAGTAAGAGTTATAGTTCCGTTTGCAGTATTTGCACCTTTTACCAGTATGGTTCCACTTTTTGGAAAACCGATAGTTGAATCGACGTAGATTGTACTAGAAAATGCATCTACTTCTTTTGTTATATTTGTTTTTTTAGTAGAAACAAAATTTGATATGAATGATGTACTATCTAAGTAAATTTCATACAAATCTTTTTGGTCTACTGGTCTATATTCTATAGAATAAATTGAAGCACTCGCAGATTCAACTTCACCATTATCTTGGAATAAAGATGCTCTATCTGGTCCTTTAATTAAAAGTGGATCAGAACCATTAATTTTTTCTACAAGAATATTTCTCGTTACAAAGAAATTGTCATCAGAAGGACGTAAAATATAATCTTGTGGTTTGATTAAACTAATTTCAGAATTGAAAAGAATTTTGAATAATATTTTATATGAAGTATCAGTTCCTTTTGTAGTATAAAAATCTACTGCTCTTGATAAAATATTTTTTATTTTTATTTGTGATAATTTCATTATCAATCTTTAATAATCCATAGGAAGATGGGAATCCTATGGTATGATTAACCTGAATTTCATCATCAAAGGTTAATAAGTCAGAAGTTAATGTACAAGGAACAAATAGAGTAAAGAATAACTCATTATTATAAGTTTGCAAATCCTTATATCTATCAAGATTTGCAATAATGTCTGCAATTCCAGTCGGATGTTCTTGAGAAATATAATATTGATTTAAAAATTCTTTAAAGAGAGGAGAATCCTCATTTAAAAATGATGGGACTTGTGATTCAACGATATTTTGAATCTTTACTCTATTGTTAATATCTGACATTTTATCTAGTATATGCGCCGTTTGAATAACTTGAAGTTACAATATATTCAGTTGCAGAGGTGTTTTCTCCAGAACTAATTCTGTCCTCAACCATATTAACAACAAGATTATCGATACTTAATTCTAAATATATATCTTGCAATGCAATCACATCATTTGACTCTGGAACTGCTTGAATTTCTACTCCATTTGGACTTACAGAACTAATTATATTTACCGTATCAAGTAATACCTCACCTTTTTTATAATAAACAACCCCAGCATTATTTTTAATAATGAATGGTAGGTTGTCTTTTAGTGTAAAATAAAAGATTGTTCCCTGAGTTTCATTGATTGGAACATCACTTAGATATACTGTTCCGTCAACATCTTTTATTCCAAATCCAGAAGATTTGATGTTATAACCTCTGTTGTCTAAAATATTATTTTTCTTAATGTGGAAAGAGTTTCCAAAACAAATTTCATAAGTAGCAAATTGATTATATGCTGGTTGCATATCCCTTCGCATCTTAACTTTTGTGATGTTTGAAGTAATTGAACCACTTATATCATCAATAAGGGCATTTACTTTACTGTATTTAAATCTTCCACCAAAGTTATTTAAATCATATGATTTACCATAAGCACTAAGAGTTTCAATAACTTTATTTCTTAGTGATGAAATATCAGAAACAGCACTCTTATCATAATAAACACTTGTATTTAATTCAACATAAAGATATTTCAAATCAACTAATTCTGGTTTAATACCAGCAATTGAGTATTGTTTTAATTGCTTTTTAATTTCTTCTTTGGAAATTCTTGATAGGAATTTACCTTGTCTTGGTTTAACTGATATAAAAACTTTTCCATATTGTGGTGGATCTAATTCATCACCACCATATGCAGTAACAGACTCTACATTTGGGAAAATGAAAGGAATTAACCCTTTATAGTCATTCGCAGTAACTGCTCTATATTGAGATGAATATACTCTTGGGGCAAGATATTTAATTGAATCAATCTTTTCAATATCATCACCATTTTCTGATGAAAGTATTGTCGTTAATGGTGAAATACCATTTGTAATTCTATTTTGATTATTATCTTCTAAAATTCCAGAAAAATTGAAATTTGCAGATCCATTACCTGCCTTTCCGTTGGTGATAATGTAACTTACAAAGATTGAACTGCCATTCGTTGGTTTTTTACCAAAGATATCATCTCCGAATAAAAGTTCATATCTTTCATCTTCTACTTCTTGAACTAAAAATATCTTTGAAGTTGAGTCTACATTTAAGATGTTTGTATATTGTATGTATTCTTCATTTGCCAAATCAGTCACATAAACACGAATACTTGTAGTATCTACTGATGGGTTTGGTATTAGATATTTTTGATTTGGTTGAGAATTATCTACGATGAAACTTTTTGTTAAGAATGTCCCTTCCCACAACTCTATATTATTAAAATCTGCGTAACCTGCAGCATCAACGGTTACTGTAATATCTTCTGGAATTGAGAAAACATAATTACCACTTTCAACAGTTCCTAATGCAACAACTCCTGCCTTAAGTGTAACTGCTTTTACATCTAAAAATCCAGATGTATTGACACTGAAACTTACTCTTGCCTTTGACGACCTTCTTGACCTTGGAACATAACCAATATTACGTGCTAAAGAAACAACATTTTCCCTAAGAGTCGCACTATCAAGAAACGACTCATTCACTGTCATGTTAGCATTAAATGCTGTCACATAAGAATTATATGCTAAAACATCAATTAATACAGAAAAATTAGACCCCTCAAAATCAAAGTCCGTAAAATTACTATTTGCCCTTAGATAATCCTTAATTTGTGTTCTTAGATCCTGAAAATCTAAGTTAGTAAATTGGTTGAATGACATTATATCCTAGTTGATAGTAAAAGAAATTCTATATTTTGAGTGGGAAATCCTAGACCAACAATATCGTATTCAATCTCAACATTTATTTGATTATCATCTTCTAAGAATCTTGCTTGAATATTTCTTAAAACAATTCTTGGTTCATAATTCTTCAAAACACTCATGATTTCTTCTTTCATGATGATTGAAACCTCTTCATCCGCTAATTCAAAAAGATTAGCATTTACTGATGTTCCAATCAATGGTCTGAAAAATCTTTCACCAAGAATTGTTCTCACCAAATTTGTAACGGATTTCTTGATAGCATCCTCGTTTTTTATGACTAAAATATCGTTTGTTACAGGATGCTTCGCAAAAGATAAACTAATATCCTTAAATGCTCTTGAAATCCTTGTGGCCATTAAGATTAAAAGTGTATTTAATATATCTATAAGACTTTTAGACTATTTTTTACCATAAGAAGGTTCAGTTCCATACTCCCAATCATCATAATCTTCATCATTACGAATCATTTCATGCAACT